AGAACGCATCCGGCAGAACGAATGGAAGGCCATTCGCGAGATGAGGGAAAAGGCTAGACGCATGGGCATTGAAGTGCCAAAGCATCCATACCAATACTGATCTCTCCCCTGCGGTCCTCCCTCCCTGACCGCAGCACCTTGACCCGCCCTTGTGGCGGGTTCCTTTTTGGCCTATATTGGCCACACATGACACCCGACGAACTCATCCAATGGCGCACCTCAATCGCCCTCTCCAAGCGCCAGGCCGCAGAGGCTCTTGGCCTCTCCCGCATGACGTTCCGCGCATACGAGACAGGCAAGCAGCCGATCCCGCGATACATTGAACTTGCCGTTAGGGCACTTTCTTCATCAAAAAATCATTCCGCATCCGAAACATTCTGCGGCACTAAAAAGGACAGCCATGCTGACCTATAAGCTCATCGCTACCTCCGACCTCATTCCATACGCCCGCAATAGCCGCACCCACTCCGAGGCACAGGTTACGAAGATTGCGTCCTCCATTAAGGAATTCGGCTTCATCAATCCGGTCGTGACGGACGGTCGCAACGGCATCGTGGCGGGCCACGGTCGCGTCCTGGCGGCGAACAAGCTGGGGCTCAAGGAAGTGCCGTGCGTAGAGGCAAAGCACCTCACAGAAGCCCAGAAGCGGGCCTATATCATTGCCGATAACCGCATGGCGCTCGATGCGGGGTGGGACTTTGAAATGCTCAAGGTCGAGTTGAAAGACCTTGAGGAAATGAAATTCGATCTGACGCTTACAGGCTTTGAGCTTGGAGAGATGGCGTCTATGTTTGCACAACCAAACTTTGAGCCGGGAACCGAAGCCGATCAAGGCAAGCTCGATGAACTAGCGCCAAAGATTATTCAATGCCCACATTGCGGCGATGAGTTTGATTTGAGAAAGCATGAGCAAGGCTAACCTCCGCATAGACTGGGCAACGCATGAAGCAGCGAAATATGCCTGTGAGAATTGGCATTATAGCAAAAGCGTACCAGTTCCGCCTTTGGTGAAAGTGGGTGCTTGGGAAGATGGGAAATATATAGGCATTGTCATGTTCTCGCGTGGAGCTTCATCAAATCTAATGAAGCCTTACGGTCTAAAACAAGATCAAGGATGTGAACTGACACGAATTGCGTTGACAAAACATACAACACCAGTTTCTAGAATAGTGAAATTCGCTATTCAATTCCTAAAAAGAAACAGCCCAGAACTTCGTTTAATAGTGTCTTTCGCTGATCCTCAATACAATCATCATGGCGGAATATATCAAGCAGGAAATTGGGTCTATGTAGGAGATACTTCTATAGGACGTGAGTTTTGGCACAACGGAAAAAGGCTTCACTCACGACAAGTGAGTGAAAAAGGATGGAATATTCAGCAAGGCGTGCAAAGAAAAACAATAAAGCCTAGTGATTGCGATATAATTAAAACACCCGGAAAACACCGTTACCTCATGCCACTAGACGAAGAAATGCGAGCGCGTATAATGCTACTCGCAAAACCATATCCTAAGCGTGTGAAGCAGGCGATGGTCGAGAACCCCTCGATACAGCGGCAGGGCAGCACTGACCCACACGCTCCATCTTCTATGGTGACACCATGACCACCGAACCCAAAAAGCTAGGCAGACCGCCTCATCAACCTACCGATGAAACGCGCCAGAAGGTGCAGCTTCACGGCATGGTCGGAACGCGCCAGGAGATCATCGCCGAAATCCTCGGCATCTCGGTCGATAGCCTTCAGCGTCACTATCGCAAGGAACTCGATCTTGCCAAAGATCAGGCCAACGCCTCAGTCGGCGGTGCGCTTTACAAGAAGGCAATGGCTGGCGATACCGCCTCGATGATCTTCTGGCTCAAGACACGCGCACGCTGGCGTGAGACCGTGGACATCTCCAACGAGGACGGATCGCTAAAGCCAGAGCCGGTCGCTGCCGCCGTGATGGCCGCGCTCGCCAAGATACACGATGACACCGAGTGAACAGGCCGCGAACCATCAACGGCTCTACAAATTCGCACGCACGATCTACCGCGCCCGCACCAGCCAGGACATGCTGCCCAATCAGCATCAATTGGCAATCTGCCGTCGCCTTGAGCAAGTCGCACTTGGTCGCGTCAAGCGGCTCATCATCAACGTGCCACCTCGATCCGGCAAGACCGAGATCGCCGTCAAGGCATTCATCGCCTGGACCATCGGTCTTCACCCGGATGCTGAATATATCCACGCCAGCTATTCAAAGCGCCTTGCTACATCCAACGCCTATGACATCCGCGCCATGATGCAGCACGAAACTTATCGCGCGATCTTCCCGTGGATTGCTCTCCAAGACGATAGCAAGGCAAAGGACGAATTCCGCACCTCTCATGGCGGCATCGTCTATGCAACAGGCGCGGAAGGCACAATCACCGGCTATGGCGCTGGCAAGATGAGAGACGGCTTCGGCGGTGCCATCATCATTGACGATCCGCACAAGGCAGGCGAAGCAACCTCGCCCATCATGCGGCAGAACGTCATTGACTGGTATCAAACCACAATCCAATCGCGCCTCAACAAGCCCGACACGCCGATCATCGTCATCATGCAGCGGCTTCACGAGGAAGACCTATCCGGCTGGCTGCTTAATGGCGGATCAGGCGAGCATTGGGACAGCCTCATCATCCCGGCACGCAATGACGACGGTACATCTTTCTGGCCGGAACAATTCCCGACCGAAATGCTCGACCGCCTCGAAGCATCAAGCCCCTATGTGTTTGCAGGCCAGTATATGCAACGCCCCTCGCCTATCGGCGGCGGCATCTTCAAGGATGATTGGTGGCGCTACTACGAGGCCATGCCGCCGCTCAAGTGGCGTTCGATCTATGCCGACACCGCGCAAAAGACAAAGGAGCAGAATGATTATTCCGTGTTCCAATGCTGGGGCCAAACGCAAACCGGACAGATCGTCATGCTCGATATGGTGCGCGGCAAGTGGGAGGCTCCGGAACTGGAAACGATGGCTCGCGCATTTTGGAACAAACACAAGTCGCTTCCGGATGCGGGGCCGCTGCGAGCCTTCAAAGTCGAGGACAAGGTAAGCGGAACCGGCCTGATCCAGAAGCTCAAGCGCGAAGGCATCCCGATTATTCCCATCCAGCGCAACGTGGACAAAATTAGCCGTGCATTCGATGCCGCGCCTTACATCCAATCAGGAAACGTCTATCTCATGCGGGGCCTTGACAACCTGGCCGATTTCCTGTCCGAGGCGTCCGTATTCCCCAACGGCACGCATGATGATATGATAGACGCCGCAATGAGTGCGATTTCAGATATGACCGCGCCGCAGGCGATCCCTGCCGTTCGCGCCCTATAACCGATTGAGGATTATCTCTATGGGCATTTTCGACCTGTTCCGGCGCAACCAGCCACAAGTTCCGGCAATCAAGGAAAGTGCCGCATCGAAGCTCTTGATGGTCAATCCTGGTCAAGCCGTATGGTCGCCGCGCAACTATGAGAGTTTTGCCAAGGAAGCATACGGCAAGAATGTCGTGGCCTATCAGGCCATCAACCGAGTGGCCGACGCCATCGCATCCGTCAAGCTAGGCGTCTATCGCGGCGAGACGGAACTCACCGAACATCCGCTCAAGGCATTGCTCAATCGTCCGAATCCATTTCAGTCATACGGCGACTACATGCGGGCCAAGGTCTCGTTCATCCTCATCGCTGGCAATGGCTACGAGGAACGATTCCGCGTCGGGGGAGACATCAAGGAACTTTATCAGCTTCGCCCTGACCGCATGAAGATCATCCCATCGGCAAACGGCATTCCCGCTGCCTATGAATATTCGATGGGCCAGAACAAGACGCGATGGGACGTTGATCCGCGCACGCTCGATTCGGATGTGCGGCATCTGAAACTATTCAATCCGATGAACGATTGGTATGGCATGTCGCCCATCGAGGCAGGCTCCTATGCCATCGATCAGAACAACGAGAGCATGAATTGGATGCAATCGTTGCTTCAGAACTCGGCTCGCCCATCCGGCGCATTGACCGTCAAGGATGGCGGCACGTTGAGCGATGAGAACTTCAATCGGCTCAAGGCACAGATCGAGGAACAATATTCCGGCTCATCGAATGCGGGCCGACCGATGCTTTTGGAAGGTGGCCTTGATTGGCAACAGATGGGCCTAAGCCCTACCGACATGGGCATCATTGAAAGCAAGTTCTCATCGGCCCGTG